CGCACAGCTATCAAAGCCAGTGCAAAGACGTGACTTCTCGATGAGTCGTGCAATAAGTGTCCCGTATTTCCATAGGGTCGACGTTCACATGGCGTTGGCCAAATATAAGACCCAAATTCACCGGAGCGGATCGGTGATGGTTGCCACCGACCTGCCGTGGGGCCAGTTCGGGGGCTAACCGAAGGCGCGTTTCTTCCAAACTAACAGGGAGGTATTCACCATGTGTGTCATTAAACCCAGGTAAGGTATTACGGGGTTTGACACCACAAGGACAATCAACATCAACAATCGCCTCTAAAACAGGGTCATCTCGGGTAGACAAATTTACTGGCCAAGAATAACCCGCCGCCAGCCGTACTGAACGACAAGTCTCTTGTATCTCGGACGCTGCAACACCATATCGCATCGCCAGGGACTCAACGGAACACGTCGCTTCCTGGTCATGAGCCAAATCGTGCCAAACAAAGTCAACTTCGCCATGACCTGAGAGGCGGTCAAGCAAACCGGAGCCAAGATGGCGGTTGATGGGATCAAGTGCGCCCGCGCCCATGCCTATCAATTGCCCTCTCATGACTCCATAAGGGTTGCGTAGTTTTTGGTCAACAAAATAACCCTTCACGAGAAGTCGACCAGGCTTAGGAAACCAATAAATATCACCATCTGTAGCGACGCCAAAAAAGCCTGAACAGTACTCCGCCCGATTCCACAAAGTCCCTCGATGAATTTTCAACTCTGGGACCATGGACATATTTACAAAAGTGGCGGAGTATAGTTCCCAGTTAATGCGCGCGGCTAAATCAGGATGGAGAATTAAAAGGTTGTCATCACCCAGAACTAACATGCGAAACTGACTTAACAAAGTGCGATGTGGGATTAAAAAGGGCCGCAGAGCAGCCATGTGCATGGCAATATTCAAAATTGAATTTCCACAAGATGTGTTCCCGACTCCAGATGCGCGCCCCCCTTTACGAAATCCAGACTGTCCCACACGTGTGTAAATATGTTGTTTGAGTTGTTGACGCAATATTGATCGGTCCCGCTCAGAAAGCCCAAACCAACGCTTGTATGCGCCAAACTCGTATTCCAACATTTCAACACCCAGAGTAGATTCGAATCGACTAAAATCGTTCTCTACGATTGTACAATGAGGGCCAAATTCATCCAGGGCGGTACTCACATAACTACCCATAACTCTCTGGGTGGAACCAGATGTGTAGTAGACGGGAGAGAGTGGACCAAACGTTTTCTTCATACGATCACCAATACGGGCGGTAACTGGACCATGAGAGACCAAATACTCATCATTAACACAGGCAATGCTGCGTGGTTTGAGTTGGTCAGTGGCCTCCGGGTAAAATTCACGTTTAACAAACGGGTTCACCCGCATACGAACCGGTCGGTTGGTGACCAAATTGGCTTGGTGTGCCTTCTGTAACTGTGCCAGGCGGCGGTGGTCATCACGTCGAACGATGGTTGCCAACCATGCTTCCACAGGCATGGGATCCAACGAATCAGGAAGATAGGGCAACTGACCAGCAGCGTCGTGACCTTCCTGGACCACCCTTTCCATGACGTCATATGACTGCAACATGGGTGTAATGTCATTGTGTTCGACGCCTTGAAAATGGCGCATCAACATCGAAGCCGCGAGGTTGTTAGAAGACATGGCAGGCATCAAAGGGATGCGGCCATCCACACAAACCAAAGGAACATGACTCATAAGCTTCTTTCGGGGCAGATCAGGGGTCCAAGAATAACGCCCAATTGCTGGCAATGGTAAACAGGTGGGGTCAACCTCTGACCGGTACCACCGCGTGCGGGCAACTCTCCGAACGTAAACAGCCTTGCTAGCCTCCATGCGTGTATACACGAAGACAAATGCAAGTCCAGCACCCAACCACACATCCAATCCCCCGGAAGAAGCAACAACAGGAGACGCAGAAACAGAAGGCAAAAGGGCTGCAACAAGCAGCCAACTGAAACTTCGAAAGCCTGTAGCTTCTGCGCACAAAAGAGCAAATGATGAACTGACATCAAAAGTCAAAACTTTCACGAACAATCTAATGGGATTCCACCAGGCGCGCTTGCCCAAAGCATAACGCGTCATTCGCCTAACCACACGGCCGTAGGCGTATGACACTGCTAACATGAACAACACGTAAGCAGGGTCTGCCAAAAATTCGTTTATCAACATCACGACAAACGTGGCCAAGGCGTCACCAATCGTGGGTCCAGTAGGTTCACGTGCGTGCCATGGTGGTTCGCGGTGGGTCCCTGTTCTTGGATATTCAAACCGCTGCTCCCCATTATCTCCATTCCATTTGCAACCCACAAAATTGCGGCCTAACAAGTAGTCGTAATCTTCACTAAGACACAAAAACTGAGCCTGTGTCCCACCCTTGTCCGGATGATATGTACGTGCCTGCTCCCGAAACCATTTCTTCGGGTCGGCGACATCATCCACACCAAATCGGCTGTCTCGATCAGGACCAGGCTGCCAGGCATCTGCTACTGGCATAAAAGGCATATGATAGGTTGCATTCATCAATTTGTGGCCATGATAGGCCGCAGATATGGTACCGCCCTGAAACATTGGCCAAAGATAAACGAGAGCTTGGCCGATAAACCACCCCACAGTGATTATCAACAGTGCCAATCTCAGGTAGCTCACAAGTAACGTCTTCCTTGTGAAATGTCTGCTGCCACCAATTTCGACAGGTTTCAATTTTATCTTGCCCTCCTCAATGGTGCAATCGGGCGCCTCAGACATGGCGGCATAGACAGCTGATTGGACCGCTTCAGTAATAACTTGGCTAGGCAAGGCTAATCTGGTGGCGGCAGCGGTTACTCGGATCTGCAAGCTACGATAATTTTGTTCATTTCTTTCCCGACCCAGATCAAGCAATCGAGCTTCATCATCCAGTTCAGCTACATGCAATCTGCGTTGTGAGCCCGAAAATGTGAGCAACGTCTCACTCACAAAAGGATGTAGAGCCTGGGGTAAAAATGACGTCTCGTTATGTAACGCGTAAAAGCTATGACACTCAATACCGGTAGGTCGTGTACGAATCCCTTCCTTCCCATAGTACTGTATTGCCCTAACTGAGTTGATAATCCTCGGTCTCAGGGACAAATGTACTGGAGTGTCTATGAAATGAGTCAAACACATACCGCCCGCGCCCTCAATCTCATCCCAAGCCATTTGAGCAGAACATCCAGCCTGCAACCAATCCATGCTGCCATGTTCCAAAAAAGAGGAACCAGAATAATGGCGCACTGTATGACCATCATTCAAATAATAACTTTCATGAAGATCCACGTTAGGGATTGTACCAATGTGATTCACAAAAGAAAAATGGACAGCATAGAGGGGTGCCTTGAACCGGCTGATGGTCAACATCAATGGCAAGGGATCAAAATAATAAAGACTGTGCACAGACAATATCGCATCAGGGTTCACACACCGGCATGAATGCACCGAATGCAGGCAATGGGGAAATCGTCGCCCACGACGACCATCAAGCAAATCGGTGGGAGTTATATCAGGGCAACAGCCGTGATAGACCAAACCCAGGGTACGAGCTAAGTCAGCTGTGCGTTGACAACCACCGATGTCCAGCACAACACCACCAGGGTGAGCCAGCGCAATGTGATGTAGCGCCAGACGTTCCAAGTATCTGCGATAATACTTTGTAAAAGGATTCCTTACTGCTTGACCAGGTCGAAAATCGATTGCCGCATGTACCTTAAGGTATCGGGGTTGCTCCGCCACAGGGATACCATACATGCGAAAATCGGGGCGTGGATTATTGGGTAATACAACTACGGGAGCAGGATTGGGGACAGGGGCCGGTACAAGCGGGACCACAGGTCCGGGACCAAAACCGC